ATAAAGACGGTGTTAAAGTCTACACCACCGATATCATGGTTGAAGATCAGGAATTTGCTGACAGCAAGAATGCTTCTTCCGGTGGAGGAAGCCAGCCTGCGAACACACCGGGGATTTCTGGTTCAATAGTAGGCGACGGCTTTATGAATATTCCAGATGGCGTAGAAGATGAAGGCCTTCCCTTTAACTAATGGGAGGTGCTGCACGTGAATAAGAAAAATCAACCAAAGCCTTCCGAGGTTATAAAAGATTTCCTTGATTATCTGGTAAATAGCCAGAAGGAATATCAAGCAGCCTGCACAGAAATGTTTGCAGAAGATAAAAAAGTCCAGGATTTTCTTCATGCTATCGAATTTGAAAAAGATAGTAAGGCCCGCAGCAAAATAAGCACTCAATTTCATATCAGCAGAAACTTCCGGCGAGCTGCGAAGGACCGATCTCTTGAACTTGAACGAGTGGCAAAATTCTATTCAGATAAGGCCAATAAGCCATTTATTGATAAATTGAGAAGCATGGTTAAGGATCAGAAGAAAGAAGAGGAATGGCTTGAAAGTGAGCGTGTTTATAATCCTAGAGGAGGTGATCTCGATTGCTGATTTTGGAAGATACCAGACAGCAAGAGAAAAAACATGAAGCTAAACATGAGTATTTCCGACGTGTTGGAGTTCATTATAATCGAACTGCTTTATATTGTGGGGATTATACTCTCCCGGCTAATCAGAGTGTTTGTATAGATACAAAAAAAGATATTAATGAGCTTATCGGTGATATCCAGGTTAAGCAAATGCCTAAAAAAGAAGTGAAAGATAAAGTATACGAAATCTGTGAAAATGAGCGAATTTCTTTTGATCTTGCTGATGATATATATCATGCGATATGTGATGATGACACAGATCGATTTGCAGAAAAGGATATTAATAAGGTTTGCTACAAATATGCTTTATCTGAAAGCGTAATTGCCTCATTTCAGGCACTTTATGTTAAGAGACACGGGTTCTTCCACCGAGGACTTAAAAGAGCGCAGAACAGCGGTATCCGGCTTTACATATTGGTAGAGAATGAGGACATGGTTACTTCCATAGATGATTTATTTCATTGGCATAATCCCAGGCTTGATACTCTGGTTAACAGTAATCAAATGATTGGTTTCTGGAAAAATGGCAAGCCACGGTATAAGAAAGTAAGGAAATATCCTTATGCTGCTACTGGAGAATGGCTGGCAAAAGCCTGCCTAACTATGGAATTAAAGTATGGTTGTAAGTTCCTTTTTTGCAAGCCGGGGGAATCCGGAGCAAAGATTTTAAAACTTTTGGGAATCTCCTAGGTTAATAATTGAATTGACTGGCCGGGACTTTTGGTTCCGGTCAGAAAAACAAATTGATGGGCGGTGTTTTATATGGAATGTCCGGTTATTCCAACGATTCAATGCCAGCTGAATTGTCCGTACCAAGAATGCAAACACAATGATTTAATTGGCCAGGACGATATTGACGTCGCTTTAATCGTTGATAGACAGGCTAAAATATTAACAGGTCGGATGAAATATGACGAATATAACCGTCACTATAAGCAGGCACATCAGGAAGAAATACGTCTTTATAATCAGCAATACCGTAAGAAACATAAGGATTATTACGCTGAATATCAGCGGAGCTATGCTCCTATATACTCTGATATTAAAAGAACAAAAGACAGGCAATATTACTATGCAAATCGAAGTGAAATACTTTTAAGACAGAGAGAAAAATACCATGAAGATCGTGATTTAATTTTGGAAGATATGCGAAAAAAATATGCTGAAAATAAAGAAGAAATAAATCGAAAACGCAGGGCGTATCGGGCAAGAAGAAAGACAGAAAAATTAATAGAGATGGGGTGTAATTTTGGCTGAGAAAAGGATGTTTTCTATGAAGATTATTGATAGTGATGCATTTCTAGATATGCCATTATCTACACAGGCGTTGTATTTTCATTTATCAATGAGAGCAGATGATGACGGCTTTTTAAATAATGCTAAAAAAATAATGAGAAATATAAGTGCTACGCAAAATGATTATGATCTGTTATTGATGAAACGGTTCATTATTCAATTTCCCGATGGAATCTGCGTAATTAAGCACTGGAGAATTAATAACTACCTTCGAAAAGATCGTTATTCAGAAACGTTATACAGTGAAGAGTTCTCTATGCTTGATGTAAAAGAAAATGGTTCTTATTGTCTAAAAGAACAATCTGGTACACCAGATTGTAACCATGATGATACCACAACGGAACCAGCTATCAACCATGGTATACCACTTGGAGACACAGAGAAGAATAGAGAAGAGAAGAATAGAAAAGAAAAAGATATTGTGCAGGAAGCCCGCACATTGTTTGAATGTTTGTGGAAACTGTATCCTAGAAAACTTGGTAAGGGCCAAGTAAAAGATACTGCCAAAAAGCAATTACTTGATATCGGTTATGACCAAATGGAGAGAGCCATTAACCGTTACAAAGCTGACTTGGAAAAAGAAACCTGGAGGAAGCCACAGAATGGGAGCACATTCTTTAACTCTGGATATGTTGATTATTTGGACTGTAATTATCCTGATGAGTTGACTGGAATCACTAACTCAGAATCGCAAGGAGGCAAGAAATGGCAATAGGGCAGAAACTGTTTAATCCTGATGAAATTCGCAAAACAATTCATGCCTTGAAGCCTAGTGGTGAATTATTTGAGGTACGGTGCCTGGAATCTAGTGGAAACAGAATTTACAGCGGTTATTTCCATGATACTGATACGTTGATAGAAGCCCTTTGCCGGCTGAATTTGGGTGAGAGTAATATTTACATAACACTGAATGAAGTAAAAGAGGAATGTTATTCTAGGGAGCAGAGGGATAAATTCATCCAAAGTAACAGTTCAAAGAAGCCCACTACAAGTGATATTGATATTGTCGGTTATGACTGGCTATTTATTGATGCTGATCCGGTTCGGCCATCTGGAACTTCGAGCTCTGATGAGCAGCTTCTAAAAGCAAAGGTCTTAGGAAATAAAGTTTATATTTTCATGAAGAACTTGGGGTTTAATGAACCAGTGACGGCTATGAGTGGAAATGGCATTCATCTGTTGTACCGTATCCAACTTTTGAATAATGACGGGAACAAAGCCTTGGTAAAAAACTGTTTAGAAGCTTTGGATTTGTATTTTAGCAGCGATGAGGTCAAAATTGATACTGCAAATATTAATCCCGCCCGCATTTGCAAATTATATGGGACTATGGCAAGAAAGGGCAGCAACACAGAGCAGAACCCACACAGGCTAAGTCATTTGCTTTCAGAGGGAAGTCAGGATCCTACAGATAAGATTTATCTGGAAAAGTTAGCATCTATGATTCCGGATAAGCAGGAGAAGCCACAGAGATATAACAATTACAATCCCAAGGATTTTGATTTAGAAGAATGGCTGCAAAGATACAATATCCGGTACAGAAAAGCGGCCTACAGTGATGGAACTAAATTCATTCTGGACGAGTGTCCATTTGATAGCAATCACAAGGGCAAAGATGCTTGTATCTTCCAGGCCCGGTCCGGCGGTATTGGATTTCATTGCTTTCACAATTCATGTTCGGATAAAACCTGGCAGGATGTGAGAAAGCTATTTGAGCCAGACGCTTATGAAAAGCGGCAGCAGGAATATGAGCGCAAGATTTATTCACGGTTACCGGTGCAGCAACGGCCAATACAGAGCATTGTGCAGGTTCAAGGAAATCCGGTGTTTTTCACAGCAAGAAATATTTTGGACCTGCAGGTGCCGGAAGAAAGATTTGTGAAAAGTGGAATTGCTGATATTGACAAGAAGCTAAGAGGATTAAAAAAAGGCTATGTAACTGTTATGTCTGGCTTAAGAGCTTCTGGAAAATCCAGTGTCATATCTGAAATGGTTTTGGACGCAGTAGAAACCGGAAATAATGCTGCGGTATTCTCTGGGGAATTAGCGCCAAAGAATTTTATGAGGTGGATGGATCTGCAGGCAGCCGGGAGGGGTTACACTGAGCCCACACAATTTGAGGGATATTACAATGTTTCACGCAAATATAAAGAGCAGATCGCAGAATGGTTAGGTCAGCATTTCTTCCTGTACAACAACGATTACGGAAACGATTACCGGGCGGTGGCAGAACAGTTTGAGAAGGCTATTGAGGAAAAGAAGCTGGACTTGCTGATTCTGGATAACCTGATGGCTTTCAATATCCTTTGCTTGTCAGATAACAAATTTGACGCACAGACAGCTTTTACTCTGGATATCCAGAGGATTGCTAAGAAACATAATACTCATGTACTATTCGTAGCACACCCAAGAAAGGCTATGGGCTTCCTAAGACTGGACGATATTTCCGGTACGGCAGACTTGGGTAATGCTGTTGACAATGCTCTTATAGTCCACCGGGTAAATAATGACTTTAAGCGGCTTAGCAAGATGATGTTTGACTGGAAAGATGACAACCCGCTCTTCAAATCGACAAACGTAATTGAGATTGCAAAGGACCGAGACGGCGGTACCCAGGATTATTTCATACCACTTTATTACGAGCAGGAAACCAAGCGGTTGAAAAATTATCTGGCCGAAAATAAAATCTATGGCTGGAATAAATCAGATGATGGTTTCTTGAATGTGGAGCAAGGAGAAATACCATTTGATTGAGAGGTAGTGAAGGAATGAGCGTAAAGCCTATTTTATTTAATACAGATATGGTCAGGGCGATACTAGAAAGTAGAAAGACAGTGACAAGGCGGGTGGTTAAGCCACAGCCGGTTTGCTATGGTCCCAACCTTACATTTAAGCCACATAAAGATGATTTCTTTCTTTCGGCAGAAAAAGGTTGGCTTAGATGTAGAACGTGCGGACATGACCCTGAATATTCTCAGGAAGGATCTGACATAGCACATCATTGGAAACCGCCATATCAACTGGGAGATTTCCTCTATGTTCGGGAAACATGGTGCGACAGATGGTTATCCGATGGATTCCTTACAGGAGCGGACAGATACGGTTACAAGGCAGATGGGATACCGAGTTACGGATACTGGGGAAATGATAGCAGATGCATGATGGAGGTATGGATTCCATCAATTCATATGCCAAAGGAAGCCGCCAGGATCTGGTTAAAGGTAACAAATGTACGGATGGAACGGTTACGCAGAATGTCCCATGAAGATATGAGAAAAGAGGGAATTCATTATCGCGAATGCCCAGACGGATTTACATGGAAAACTTCTGCCGATATGAATTATTGCTATGTTACTCACTCGGGTGCATTTGAGGCTTTATGGAATAGCACAGTAAACAAAGCTGATATGGAGTGTTACGGTTGGGAATCAAACCCATGGGTATGGGTAATAGAATTTGAACGATGCGAGAAGCCGCAGGAGGTATACCAGTGACCACAAACCAGAAAATCAGAAATCAGATACATAGCAAACCACTACGGCTACGAATCACAAAGCCGCCAGTGCATAGAGGAATTGGCAGAGCTTACGCAGGCTATAAATAAGCTTTGGAGGGCTACACAGTCAAAATGTAAGGGAGTTGGCAAGGTGGACATGATATCCGAGGCCATACAGAGAGTTGCGGAGGAAATAGCAGACGTTGAGATTATGATCGCTCAACTCCAGGAGTTACTTGGGATTGATGATGAGCGTGTCATGGGAATCGTGGATATGAAACTGGACCGGGAGATCATGCGGATTCGCGAAGAAAGGTAAACCCATATTTTTCCTTGATTACCTCCCTCTGGTTACCAATGAGGAACCAGGGACTGTGATCGGCAATTTGGGAGCATCGCCGGGGGGCCCAAATTGCTCGGCCAATACCTTCGGTGCTTTACTGCAACTTAGAAAGTGCTATAAATAGCACCTTAACTTGTATGTTGACAAATTGGATTTTTCCGGAGGTGACAATATGGCAAATAAAGTGTCTGTCTTTATTAAAAATACAGAAGGAAGGATTCTTGAATTATCAAATTCGCAGTGCTGCATAATGATGGCGGGACAATACCATGAGAACTGGGGAACCATTTTTTCGAGTAGAAAAATAGAGGATTATGATGTTATCATAAATTACTTTAAAATATCGCCATACGGAGCTAATGGTGGAGTAGGTGGTTACTATGCATTTGTAGAACACTGCACTAATCCGGAAGTAGCAAATAAAATCATATCTACATGTAGAAAATTGGTGAAAGACCAATATGACAGAATGATGATGATAAGAGTTGCTAAGAAATACAGTCTGGACAATCAGATTCGAACCAAAATTGAATTGGAATATCACAGCAGTGATAATTATGAAGTTTCAATATCGGATCTAATAAATTAAACTGATATTTAAACGCACATTGAAAACTAAATATTGATAGTTGGAAATAATTTAGCTATACTCATGTTATTAATACATATGGGGGTAGATATGATAAACCAGGAAAAAGAGTATAGAAAAGTGTTTTTATATCATAAAAGGCGGGCAAAACATTGGATTACTCCGAGTGCACATCGAGCACATTCTAGTACAATCAGCTCAATAAAGCCCGCAGAGAAAAGTTTAGAGTTTATCAATAAATTAAATGAAGACTCAGGAAAGTGTTTCAAGGAAAAGGTTGATACGCTAATAGAATTTTATGATAAGGAAAACGCATTGGAACTCTCAAATGAAATCATGGGATCCCGTTTCTATTATGGCGCATGTAAAGAGATAAAACGGCAGAAAAATGAAATAGAAAGTGGAAAAGAGGCTACAATACATAAAATGCCAAGAAGCTAATTATTTAACCAACTATCAATATTCGGTAGTTGGTTTTTTATTGCGGTAAATCAGGTAAATCAGAGTTTGAAGGAGGAAGTATCCATGAAAGAGAAAGATAAATATAGCGAAACAGACAGACTCGTTTGTTACAAGCATAAGGACGGAGGAACTGAATTAAGTATGATTTTCAACAAGGAGATAAAGGCGGTTGATATCAGCTTAATGATGTTCCATAGAACGGATGAGCCGACTTTAGAACCAATGGGAGAAGATGTCTACTCCGCCGCATATGGACATTGGCAGAGAGAAATTACTTGCCTTGGTTTGGAAGATATTGAGTTTTTGTATCAGAAAAGCGGGGAGCTGTTTGAGCCGCAAAACTGTCTATTTGCATGAGAAAGAAGGTAAAACATGGCGACAGCATTATAAATGCGACATATGCGATAAATTGACAGAAGATGCATATTCAGTAAGCGGAATTGATTTCTACCCTGATGAATTATCCGATATGGGAATTGACAGAAAAAAGCCAGAAGAAAAGAAGTAAAGGAAATCTGTGAGGATTGCCACAAAGCGATAAAAGAAACCAGAGATAGACTGTATAGAAAAAATCACTAAATCAAAGAAAGGAGGCCGGAGCCTGCCCGGGCGAGAAGGATATCCTGGGCTCCTTTCAAAAAAATATGAAAACAGAATTATTCAATGATAATTTTCAGAATTACAAAAGATATGGAATACCGAGAGCCCAGCTCGTTATAGCTGATATCCCGTATAACCTTGGGGTGAATGCTTACGGTTCAAGTCCAGAATGGTACATAGATGGAGATAATAAAAACGGAGAAAGCGAGAAGGCAGGCAAAGCGTTCTTCTACACAGACTACAATTTCAATATTGCAGAATATTTTCATTTTTGCAGCCGGTTACTCATTAAGGAGCCGAAAGAAAAGGGTAAGGCACCTTGCATGATTGTATTTTGCGCAGAACAGCAAATAGAAACCGTAAAGCAGTATGGAAAAAAATACGGTTTCGGAAAGCACATTCTGCTTGTATTTATTAAACATTATTCCGCTCAGGTCCTAAAGGCAAACATGAAAATTGTAGGGGCTACAGAATACGGGCTTGTGCTATATCGGGATAAACTGCCTAAGTTTAATAATAATGGAAAGATGATCTATAATTGGTTTGAGTGGATTAATGATAACCCTAAGATATATCCCAAGATACATCCTAATCAAAAGCCAGTTGGATTACTTAAAAAGCTGGTATCCATATACACGGATCCGGGCGAAGTTGTAATTGATCCATGCGCAGGTAGTGCCGCAACCTTAAGGGCATGTATGGAGCTCGGCAGAAGCAGTTACGGTTTTGAAATCTCAAAAAAGATTTGCAAGAGAGCGAAAGAGGAAATGCTTTCAGGTGCAATGGTTGAAGACAATATATATTGTAAAAATCAGCAGGCAAATATCTTTGATTTTCTGCGAGGTGGGCCATGTTAGAATTTGGGTTTTATAATATGGATTGCAATGATGTGATGAAGTTGTATCCGGATGATTATTTTGATTTAGCTCTCTGTGATCCTCAATATGGTTTAAAAGAGCATGGAGGAAGAAATAGATGCCACTATGTCACACAGAAAAATGGGAAAAAGATTTATGTACCGGACGGTAATTACGAAAACCGTAACTGGAACAATGAGCCTCCAGGTAAAGAATACTTTGACGAAGTTATAAGAATATCTAAGAATCAGATTATATTC